AAGCAATTCTTCGGGCAACTTTCAGCCTTATCACTTGACCAATGGTGATACGTTGATCATCAATTTCGATGAAGCTGTTACTGCCACCGTCACATTCAATACGAATGACTTTGAAAACATTGCTGCTGCAACCGCTCAAGAAGTAGCTGATGCGATCACTAAATCACTCAGAAATCAGGGTTTTAGTGGTACGGCGATCGAAAAAGACGACGGAAATGGCCCTTATGTAGAGATTTTATCTGATACAATCGGACCAGTCTCTTCTGTAACTGTCATGGGCGGAAGTGCGCAAAATCAACTTCAGTTTCCAAGCATTGCTCCAGCAGGCGGAAATGCATCAACTCAATGGACGCTTTCTTTGCAACCAGGCGGGATCGTTCGTTATACTTGGACAGGTGGCGCAAATCCGGCGCTCGGCAAAGTTCAAGCCGGAAATTACGTTAACATTTACGGTGGTGGCTTTGCAAGTTCTGACAACGAAGGATCTTATACGATCACGGCTGCTAAAGGCGGTGTCGCGGGCGTAGCTTATTTTGAAATCGAGAATCCGCTAGGAACTTCGGGCGTAGTAGTCCAAGGTGTAGACAATGCGGTCTTGTTTTACAATCCAGTTCGCGAAACTATTGCAAGCCGCACTTCATATGCAGCAGTCTACCAAGTAAAATCGGGCGTACTTCAAATTTTCATTCCAGCCGCAACCAAAGTTATTCGCCGTAGCCGTCTGGGATCTGCGCACTTGCATGATGCTCCAAACGGCGTATTCACCTTCTTATCTCAGCCAAACAGCGGGGATCAGTTCGCGATTACCTCTACGACTGTCCTTCGTGCGGGATCTGACTTCGCTATTGGTGGAACGATTGCTTCCACGGCCCTTAATTTCCAGAATGCCGCAAATGCTGCTCTTTCCGGGATTGACGCGATTGCCGGCAAGGATATGACTCCTGCTGAAAATGTGATCGTGACCATTTGGAACGACTCACTTTCCAACGTATTGACGATTGTCTATACGGGATCGGCTTCCATCACCGCCTCGGGACCTCTCGGCGACCAAACGAGTTTGCAACCGAATCAGCAAGGTCCGTATATGTACGATACCACGCAGCCTTTCGTTGTAAGTGACATCGGAACTACTTTGACTCAGAATCTCGACGGCACTCAATCCCGTGTTTTCCAAGTCAAAGATTCTTCAAAATTTCCAGATGCACTCGGCTATCTCATTTTTGGCTATGGTACTCAGGAACAGGAAGGTCCAGTTCCTTATATTGCACGCCCATCCAATAATACCCTTCTCATAAGCCCTTCCTATACCGTCCAGACAGCTCATCCTGCCGGAACTGACGTTGCACTGGTTGCCCAGAAAGCACCCGTTGCCGTGTCTCCAGATGGCTTAAACTATCCATTTTACATCACGGACGTGGTCTCGGGACGCGTTTACGCACAAGATTTGATCAATAGTATTGCCGCAACCGGCATCAGCATCGTCTTCACAATCTTATATCCATCGGATATTGGTTTGGGTAAGTGGGGAACGATCTACACTGAAAACCCAATTATTTGGGGTGAGTAATGGCACAAGCACTAGTTTTATCAGGCGCAAACATCAAATTGTACATCAATAATAAGGTGTACAATGTAGTTCAAAGCGTCACTTTCAGCGTCGATTACGGTGAAACCGAGATCTACGGTATCGATGCCGTTTATGCTCAAGAAATTGCCACAACTCGTGTTTCCGTGCGCGGTAGCGTTCAAGGGATTCGTTTGAAACTTTCCGGTGGACTTCAGGGTGCAAACATTCGTCCGCTTTTCACAGACATCGCAGCGTCACCTTATATTTCTCTTCGTATTTCGGATAGGTATTCGGGAGAGGACATCATCTTCATTCCGAACGCAAAGGTTACTCGTGAGAGTCACACTATCGCTTCGAAGACGACTTACAAACTTTCTTTCGACTTCGTCGGGCAGGTGCCTTTGTTCGCCCTGGACCGTTCTTAAGAAGAGCATCCACGTTCGCAAATGCTTGTTTCAAGCGTTGCTGCGGAGTTCTCTTATCTTTGCTCCAGCACATCCCGTCATCATCGAACTCGATGGTAATACTAGGTGTTATGCCGCTGAAACTTCCACGCGAGAATTTGATCTTGTTCTGTTTAAGGAACGCTTCAGTTTTGTCGAGATCAGTCGTTTTTTCTGACTTTTTCATATTTAAATTTCGCTCTATAGAATATAGTTGTCAGCGCAGTTCCAATAAAAATGGAAGGTAATGCTATTATGTTGAGTCCAAAAAGAGCATTCTCCAACGGCTCATGTGCCATCAGATTCCAGACCGTAAAAGTGATGGAGTTGGATACGAAGCCGATAAGTAATGTGGAAGCCGCCATTTCTAGGCGAGTCAACTCTAATTTTGAATCAATGTAAGTCAGAGCTATTGAGATCATCAAAATGGCTGGCCATCCAAAGATGACTCCCCAACCAATCCACGGGATGTTAGCAGAAATGAAAGCAATTGTAAAATATTTCCAGAATTTCATGGAGCCTTCTTCATTAAGTTAAGCATTGCAATATACATTCGGAACGTATTGATAGCGTCATCGGTGGCGTTATGTTTCTGCCCCTCGAATTTGAGTCCTACTTTGGTCATAGAACGCGCCAGACCACCTTGAATCGGTTGTCCGTTGGCGAATCTCCATGAGACAAAAAGAGTCTTTGTATCCACCCATCGCCTACCGAAACACCAACCTTCGAAATGAGGGTTTTCCTTTTGGAGCTGAGAGAGGAGTTCAGCACTGTCTCCGCCTCCCCAAGTGATGGCGTTAACGAAGGCTCCATAGTTCTCATGCATTTTTTGCAGTTTTCGGTATGCTTCTTCGAGTTCAAGCCCATGATTTACGTCGTCCTGTGTGATTTTTGTCAATTCAGTTATGAAGGGCGCGATGTGCTCATGTGGGTTGACGAATACTGAGAGTTTGTCGAATATTTGTCCAGTTTTGATGTTACCTACGCATGCACCTATCTGGATGATCTTTTTACTCGGCTGATTCATCTCCAAATCGAGTGATGTGAAGACTTCTATTGCGTTCATCTTACTACTTTCCAATTATTTTTACTTAGTTCCAGTCGCCTTCTTTCTATGTGGTTCTGTGCTTCCAACATAGTATTGAAGGTAGTACTTGAAAGTCTTTCGCCATCTCTACTATCTATCCAATAATGCTGTTCATCTATCCAAATGAAGAATAGTACCCGTCTTTGAACTTTATAGTTAAATCCATTGGTTACTATTCTAAATTTGTTCATGGTGTCCCTTGCAAGATGGAAGCTAGAATATTTCTAGCTTGTTTTCTGGCTACATTGATGTTTTTGTGACACGGTACCGAACAGACTACTAATCCTTTGATGTTAAAAACAGTTACATATCCCTGTTCAATTTCCACCTGATAGCCGCAGAGTGGTTTAGATCTCAAGAAGGTAGAGCCGCAGGCAAAGTTCCAAGTAATTTCCAACGGAATTTTCTCCGTTAAACTGGAAATTCCGGTAGGGTAGGGTTCTCTCACTCGTGTCATGATGCTTGCAACTTTCTGACGTTGGCCTCAATCACGGCGCACTCAGCCAAAAGCTCGCGCTCGGTCTTCGCGTCATCTTCAGGATGGAAACAATCCTGGATATACTCGGAGCCATTTGCCAATCGTTGTTTGGCTTGATCAAGTTCTTGTTTCGTAAAATTATATTGAGCAAGTTTCATCTTTGCACCATTTCACTTTCTTCATCACATGATAGCCTATCTTTGAGGTTCTCGTCTATAAGTTTCTGCACCAAGCGAACATATTTTAAATTTCTAGGAAGGTTTTTCTTGTACTTATTCGGATTGAAGCGACCGGCGTTGTATGCCGCAGCAAGCTTGCACCAATTGTCACCATAGCCACCGTTCGGATCATCTGGCCGAGTTTCCTGGTACTTCAAATATTTGGCTGCGTATTTCGCATTCGTGAAAGAGTTGCTGAGATCTTCTGGACGACCCTTGAATCCAAACATGTGAGCTGTGTCGTATTTTACCTGGCAAATTCCATAAGAAGGGGAACCGCCGTCGCGCTGGACAGTGACATTGTTGAGTCCGGTTTCTTGCGTGCAAATTGCCAAAAGAAGCGCGCCGGAAACTTTTGCAGCCTTCGCCGCTGCGAGGATTATTGCAGAATAAGTCATTAGACCTCCATTACTCTATTGATCTTATAGGGGATTTAGACTTTTTGCAAGTTGTTTTAATCTTAATGATCTATGGCACTTAGAGATGATTTCGCACAATACTGGGATGGCAACGGACTTTTAGCACCTTATCCAATTGGACCCGGCACCCTGAAGGGTTCCGACAATGGACCG